TTTTCCCCACTCGCGCCGGATGTTGTTGTTGTGCCGCTGCATGTCGTTGTGCCCAGTTTGACATAATGCAGTTGTAGCGTGTATAATTGATGTAACTGTCCACCAGATCGCTAGGTGTCCTATTTAGGTACCTAAATGATCTTACCACCGGAGGAGTCATGTACCGCATAACAATTCACGACAAGTCTTTCTTCACGGATACTGAGGAAAGAAGTCACCATCACTTTGATACCGCTGACGCGGCGCTGCGCTTCATGGCAGCGTTGGAGTCGCCTCGCAAGATGTTTGTGTCTGAGGTTTACGGCCACTACTGGTTCAAGACTAATGAGCGTACCTGGCAGTGCGCTGAGTGTCATCAATACGATGACGGCGACACTCACCCGCAATGCCCTGGTAACCCACAGGTAGAAATTGACGCTGCGTACAAGCAACTTGCTGACGACATGGCGTTTGAGTCATGGAGGGAGGAAAACCGATGAGATTAGAGGCTTACTACAACCTGCACAAAAAGTGCATATCGGCGCGTCCAATTGGCGGCTATGTAAAGCACTACGAGTTTCTGTGTCTAGAAGACGCAAGTTTCTCTGTGCAGCCTGCCGGTCGCAAAAAAGTGCTGAAAGAGAAAAAGAAAAACGTTCACGCTTTCGTTAGGGGAAACCTGCTTAGTGGTGGCGAACAACGCCAGCGCGATCACGACTACGACGGCGTAAACATTGACCTCAGCGTAGATCGCTTCCGTGAAGATGCGCGCTACGATGAAGTTACCTATAATCCATACAAGTACGAGTCATTTGTACGTAAACATAACGAGGAACCAGTCCAGTACGCACCGCATGTATGGATCATTGACAAGCACATTTTCATTCCGTCCATATTCCCACCGAAGTAGGAGCAATGAAACAAGTCACCGTGTACGAAGTAGACAGCGACCGTGGAACCTACTGGGAGAGCGACCCGTTCATCCCAGAGATATGGGACACCAAGACAATGCCGTTCGGTGTTGCCGAAGGCCCCCATGCTGACGCTGTTGTAGCGAGCGCTGTTATGAAGATGGCTCGTGAGGGCTACGAGGTCACTATCAAGTCACAAGAGGCTTACCTGATGTGGTTGCTTGAGAACCACGAGCCGGGAGACTGATGAGTACGTCGTCCTGGTGCAAGAAGTGGGCGGGGCAGCAGCCTGAGTGTGAACGCTGCCCTGGCCCCACTTGGGAAGTTTACGGCATACAGAGAGCCTGTTCGTGCCGTTGTCACAGAAAGGAAAAGTAATGCTGGAGAAGTCTGACCCGCCGCAAACAAAGCGGCGCAGTAAAGAGTTCTGGCGAGAAGCAGTACAACACCTGAAAGAAAACCCCGGTGAGTGGTTTGTGTTGGGTGAGTGGAGTAGCAGCGTTGCCGGTCAGATGAGACGCGGCGCTTACACCTCATTCGTGCCTGACGACATCGCTCCTGACAAGCGTGCTGAGTACATGAAGTACGCATGGGAATTTCATTCTGAGATGTGTGGCCCACAGAACGACAAGGGCTACCGAAACCGCGCCGTCCTGCGTGCTAGGTACATCGGTGGGTAAACGTAGAGATAGAGGAATCTCCTCTGCACGCTACTTAACTCGCGCTACTGACATACCTATGATAGAATGGAGCGGTAACGTAATAAAAGCACCAGCACCATACCGTTTTAACTTAATCGCAGACACAGTTTGGCATCGTTTTGAGAAGGCGCTGCCGGAAGGCGATGATCTTACAGCGGTAATACGTTACAACCACACCACAAACGGCGTAGATAACGCCATAGTCGGGATGAGGATGTCCGGTTTCGTCCAGTTACTACGGGCGCACGCTGACCAGATATCCTCTGAACGACCGTTCGGAAGAAAGGAATAATTATGCCTTTACCAAGGCTGCACGGAGAGTTCAACGTTGTCATGGATCCAGAAACTAAGTTCCTTGACAGCGGTAAGACGATGGTGAAGTTGCGCGTCGTCGCTAAAACACGCAAGAAGGTTGACGGCTCGTGGGTTGACGGGGACTCCTCGTTTTTCAACGTAGTCGTGTGGGATCCTTTCGCTACCAATCTCATTGAGGCTGGGGCTAGCAAGGGTGACACCGTGTTTGTTTCCGGCAAGATACGTGAGCGTCAGTTTGAGAAAGACGGCGAGAAGCGATCCAGCGTGGAGATTAGCGTGGGTGACCAGGATGACTCCATCGGGTTGTCTAGCCGATGGCCTCGTCGCTCTAAGAGCATGGACAACGCTCAAGCGAACATCGCTTCAGCAAAAGCCGCTCTTGGCGCTACTGACGACTGGGGGCAGGATGTCGCACCTTTCTGACAGGGCCGACATCAGCGCTGTCATAGGCCATGTTGACTTAGCGATGAAATTGCTAGAGACTCTTAACTACGAGGAGTTCGGCATGGCTGAAAGTTATTTAGGTGATGCTGCCTTTGAGTTGCACTCATGGAAGGATCAACCTAAGTTCACCAAGCGAGGTTCGTACAACGGCCCTTAGGCACCTAAAAATAAGTCGGGGGGCGGGGAATTGGAGTTCACCCGCCCCCCTATAGAAAGGACACCCAATTGTCTATCTCCATCATGTCTAGATACTGGCGCGACGCGCCGTATGACGGCACTCAGTTACTTTTGCTGCTGGCGCTAGCCGATTACGCCGACGACTCTGGCTACTGCTACCCAACGCAGAAGAAACTTGCTGAGAAATGTCGGTGTACTGAGCGTCACGTTAGGTCGCTTATGAAGACGCTTGTGGCTGATGGCGTCGTTCGCGTCATTGAGAACAGCGGCAACAATCGCTATCAGTTGCTACCCATCAAGTTATCCACAGGAACCACAGTTCCACCGGAAAAGATTTCCGCAGGAGCCACAGTTCCTATCAATAGGAATCCCAGTTCCTATGACACCGGAAATCCCCTGCCTAATAACCATCAAGAACCATCAATAACCACCACTAGGGATCCAGCGACGTTTGATTGCTCATGGTGTGGCAGAAAAGCCATACCAGAAGGCAAGCGCTGTACCTGCTCACACGGGAGGATGAACTAATGCAAGAGTTTGAAGAAGGTCTACTCAACCGCGCCTTATGGAGCCGTGACGTAGCCGAAGACGCCTTCACCAAGGTAACCGTTGATGACTTCACGCCAGGTAACGCTATGCAACTGGCTGAACTAATCACCGCCGCCGTTGACCAAGATCAGCCAGACGTTTACGTCTTTTGTCAGGTTGAGTCTGCGAAGGTGGGCAGGCCGGAACCTGCCTACGTCCAGAAGGTCTACGGCCACATCTTCACAGCAGACTGGACGTACTACGCCGATAAGATCCTTGAGGCTAGCCGCTCCAGACAGGTGGAGACTGCCCTGACTCAGGCTCTCAGCGACACCAAGAAGGGCCATACAAGCCCTGAGGCGGTCTTAGAGGCCCTTTCAGACCGTCTTGGTATCCTGAGTACTCCAATAGACAGAAATGACGACACGTTGGTTCTCAGCGACATTCTGGACACCCCTGAGAAAGACGACAACTGGGCCTTCCCACGGCTCCTCATGGAGAACGAGCGCCTGATGATTACCGGCAACGAGGGTGGCGGCAAATCCATGTTCGTCTACCAGATGCTCACCGGAGCAGCGTTCGGATACGACACGCTCCACCTAGAGCCGACAGAACCCAAGCGCGTCATGTTCATTGACGTTGAGAACAACGAAATCCAGACCAAGCGCAATGTCGTAGACATCGTGCCGCTACTGAGGGAGGCACGCCCAGACGTAGAACCGGAGTGGCGCTGGTTCAGGCAGCGAGTCATCAACCTGCTAGACCCCGCCGAAAGGAACAACCTCATCGCCAGAGTCAGGCACTACGCCCCCGACATCCTGTACATGGGCACGGTGTACAAACTCACCGACACCGACGACAACGTTCACCGGACAGCGCGAGCGATCCAAGTGTTCGGAGACAAGGTGCGTGACCACGTTGGCTGTGCGATGGTGGTCGAACACCACGCCGGTCACGGCTTCAACAACGACAGGAACAACATGCGACCAGAGGGATCGTCGTACTTCCTGCGCTGGCCTGACGCCGGATACGGTCTAGCAAGGGTCAAGACCAACACCGATCAGCGGATCGTCAAACTAAGCCCCTGGCGTGGCGACCGCTTCACAGGACGCGATTGGCCCGTTGCACTACGAAGCGGAGGCGTCTACCCCTGGACACCGATCAGCGCAGGCGAGTGGGAAGCCGTCTACGCAGACAAGTACGGAGACGCTTAATGAACCTTCACGGAAAATACAGTAAAGCGGCCTGCGCTGGCATCAACACGGAGATGTTCTACGAAGACCAGATCCGCACGCCCAACAGCGCCCTCACTCAGCAGTTCCGCAAGTTGTGTTCTGGGTGTGAGATACTAGAAACCTGTGGCGAATGGGCCATCAAGCACGAGCGGTGGGGGTTCTGGGCAGGCATGACGCCTGCTGATAGAGAACAAATCCGCAAGAAGAAAAACATAATCGTTGACGATCCAAGTGACGGCTTGCAGCCCCGATTCGACAATTCGGGACAGCACACCGGGTACGGGAGACGAAATGCGTAAACTACTTTTTCTAACAACAATAATTACAAGTACCGTTATCTCTGCTACTCCAGCGTTCGCGGGTGGAGGCCCAGACCATCACGCGATGCCCACGCAGCAAGTGAACATGAGCAAGCCACACAAAGGTGCGTTCTCAGGTGTGATAACTGAGGCCGCTGCTATCCCGAAGAAATGGCGACCGTTCGCAGCCTGCGTAGTTGACCGTGAGAGCGGCGGCACTCTGGACAAAATCCAGTCAGGGGTCGGGGCTCGCAACCCCAGGTCGTCTGCGTCTGGACGATGGCAGTTCCTAAACAGCAGTTGGAACAAGCCTTTGCCCTACATGGTGGCAGCGAGGTTGAAAGAAACGGGCGTCCCTAAGTTAGTGGCGAAAGAAGTGCGTATCTACTTACAAAGCAAGCCCATCTACAAGTGGCACGGATACTGGCAAGACATAGGTTTTGTCGCCGTTGTTACCGAAGGTGGCTGGCGACATTGGAGTGGCGCGTACTGTAACGGCAAGCGACCATGAGGTAAGATGGTTAGCATCCTAATTCAGAGCGGAGTAAACATGCTGCACAGAACCCCCACCTCAGCCACCGTCCTGAATACGAGCCGACCAGAAGAACTCATCACTTTCTTCTACGGTTTCGACGCCGAAAACGGAATGCCCCTTCTGGCGCTGTTCCACAACGGCAAGCAGTTAGGTTTCATCAGCAAGAAAGACATGATCGACATACTGTTCGACGGGTGGCAGAACGCCTCCGACGCTATCGGTGACGGCGAAATGCACGGGCCGATAGACATCGAAGATGACGAGTATTACGAACGCTGGGAAGACGACGAGTAACCGTGACTTCACCACAAAAAAGAAAAGGAGCAAAGTATGAGTTGGATGTCGTGGGCTATCTCCGACAAAGCGGCTACAGAGTTGATAGAACTCGCGTTGGCTGGTCAGATGACCGTGGAGACATTCACGGAATTGTCCGTACACATGACGGAATCGTGGGAAGAGCAAGCGACGGAAATCATCACGAAAAACCGTTCGTCATCGAATGTAAAAACCAGAGACGCGACTGCCTACCTGACTGGATCAAACAACTTAAAGAAGAGACATCTAACGCTAATACAGACGTTGGAGCGGTAGTCCACAAGAAGCACGGAGTCACCGATGCAGCGGAACAGTACGCGACCATGCCGCTCTACATGCTCGTCACTCTATTGAAGGAGGCTGGTTATGCAGTTCACGAAGAAGACAGCGCAACTGATTGAGGACAGGGCCAACGGGTACTGCGAGTTCTGTCTGTACCCCGCAACAGAAGAAATGCAGATACACCACCGCAGACCACGAGGCATGGGTGGCAGCAAAGATCCAGCCACAGCGTCACCAGCAAACGGCGTGTGGGTTCACTACCAATGCCACCGCGCCATAGAAGAAAACAGAGAACACGCTCTCAGCACGGGCTACCTAGTCTACCAGCACAAAGACCCAAGAGAAGTGCCGGTAATGATGCCCCAGGTTACGGCGTTTGGGATGCTCCTGGATGACGAAGGGGGATACGAGCCGCTTCAGGAGCCTTGCGCTGTTTCCCGTACCCAACCCTAGACAGCGCCACGTTTACCGCAGCGTCACTAATAAGAAGCAACTCACCAATCTCTTCCGCAGAGACGCCCTCCTTAGTCATATCAACGATGGCGTCATTACGGATCTGATACAACATTTCAGGGAGGTCACTAATTATTGTTTGCATAGCGTGAGCCCTGTCAGCAGGAGATAACAAGTCGAACTGCGACAGGAAATCAGCAACAACGGAAGCAACATCACCCGCGTCTAGTCTGATTTGACTAAAGCCCATAGTGGGCACTATACTAGACATATCACCAACACCGTTAGGAGATGTAATGAACGAGAAGCAACGTGAGCAACTGCTCAAGCCGATCAACGAGTCACGGATCGCGCAACGCAAAGGTGGCGGCGGCAGGATGCTGTCGTACCTGGAAGCGTGGGATGTGAAAGCCCACATGATCCGCATGTTCGGTTTCGCTAAATGGTCATGGGTCGTGACCTCCGCTGAACTCGTCTTTGAGGAAGAGAAAGACGGCAAGTGGAACGTCGGTTACAAAGTCGTCGGCTCACTTCAAGTTGAGGGCGCTGTCTACAGCGAAGCCGCTGTCGGCGCTAGCACCCTTCCCCAGCGTGGCGAGGCTCACGACATGGCTATCAAGACCGCTGAGAGCGATGCGTTCAAGCGTGCCGCTATCAACCTGGGCGACCAGTTCGGACTGTCGCTCTACAACAACGGATCCACCAGGCCCGTTGTTACCACAACCCTTGACTGATTTAGGTACCTAAATCACGCACCCGCTATGTCATGGTTAGCGGATTTGGACGGAGCGTGGCCCCGGCTCCAGCGAACACGGGGCACTTACCCACCAGGAGGAAACAATGAACATCGCTGAACAAGTAAAAGCAGCACTCAACAATCAAGACCACTATTCACCACGCGCCATACAATCCCGTGAGGGAATCCTAGGCCCGTCAGACATAGGCTTCTGCCGACAGAAAGCAACGCTTACAGCCAAGGGGACGCAGGCGACAGATGTTGTGCCAATGTGGGCTGCCCAAATAGGTACAGCCATGCACAACTACGTTGAGGCAGCGCTGCACGATATGTACCCGTCATGGAAGTTGGGAAGCATCCACGATATGTACGTCAGAGCCACACTCCCTAGTGGTGCGGAGATAGGTGGACACCCAGATATTGTAATCGCTGACGAGAAAACCATCATCGACATCAAGACCGTCAACGGTTTCTCATGGGTGCGTCGCGCTGGCGTAAGTGACAGCCACAAGTACCAGCGACACCTGTACGCGCTAGGCATGATCCAACAGTACGGTTGGGATCCCGGCGAAACCAAAGTCGGCAATCTGTACATGGATCGCAGCGGAGCAGAAGACGACTTCATCCTAGAGATGGAGCCGTTCGACCCGTCACTCACATATGAGATAGATAACTGGGTGCAGGACGTTATCTACGCGGTAGAAAATAACGAAGACGCTAGCCGTGACATAGCAGCACCCGTCTGCGAGCGCATATGCTCCTTCTACACCGTCTGCCGTGGAGGACTAGAGACAAGCGAGGAAGAGAACTACACCGAAGATGGGCTCGTCCAGGCCGTCGCCGCATACGTTGACGCTAGGGCGGCAGAGAAAGAAGCAAAAGCCCTGAAGACTGAAGCCCAGTCTCGTCTGCGAGGCGTGAACGGAACCGTGGGTGACCATCAGGTACGATGGACGACAATGCAGCCAAGCGGCAACCTCCGCATGGATGTACGGAAGGCTCGTTAGGCTGCCGGGAGTGGTGACCCGGCATCCAGGGGCGACTATTCTGCCCCTGATGAGGCCCCCCAGTTCCCTCCTTGCTGGGGGGCCGACCTTCTTTAAAATTGTGGTAAAGTGCCCTTGTGTGCGCCACTCCCAACACATAAGGGGCCAGCATGATTGTTCTAATACCAGACCTACAAATACCACTACATGACAAACAGTTCGTCAGCGCTCTCTGCCAGTTTATCGCAGACCACAAGAAACGAATCACCCGTGTAGTAACAATGGGAGATGAGTTAGATTTCACTAGCATGGGGCGCTGGAGCGAATCAACGCCGCTCGCTTACACCAGGCAACTAGGCAACGAGCGCGACCAATGGGTGAAGATCGCTGAAGATCTACAGGTAACAGATACCATCCGATCCAACCACACAGATCGCCTAGCGGCGGGGATTATGCGTCGGCTACCCGGCCTGCTAGACGTACCAGAGTTTGAGTTGCCCAACTTCATGGGGCTGCCGGAACTAGACATCAACTGGCATCCCCAAGGACTGCGCCTAGCAGACTGGATTCTCTTGCATGGGGACGAGTCAGGAACGTCGCAAATAGCGGGTACTACGGCACGGAGGCTAACGGAAAAGACCGGCCTAAACGTAGCCTGCGGTCACGTACACCGCGCCGGTCTAGTCCCCCACACCACAAGCATCAACGGCAGGCTCACCCGCACGCTATGGGGAATGGAAGTCGGTCACGCTATGGACTACAAGAAGGTCAGTTACCTCAAGACAATGAACTGGCAACAAGCGTTTGGCATCCTGCATCCCAGCGGGAGAACATACAGCCCACAGTTGGTGCCCGTCGTAAACAAGTCCTTTACATTTGAGCAGAAGGAATACAAGTGGCGGTAGGGAAAAACGTCACAGCAAGAGTGGTGTTCGGTGATCTGCGCGTAGAACTAACCGCTGAACAAGCGTCATGGAATCCAGACGTAGTAGACGACATGATATCCAGGCTCAGTAGGCTGTGGAAGGAGTCGCTACAGGCGATGGTTGAGACGAACACCTGGGAAGAAGTACTAGACTTGGAGGATGACGATGAGTGACGAACTGATTGCTGATAGAAGCAACTACGGGGATCCCGTAGAGAACCACAGACGTATCGCTAAGATGTGGAGCGCTTGGCTGGGCCACGAGATACAACCCCATCAAGTTGCGTGCATGATGGTTCTCGTAAAACTATCTCGCATGGTTGGGGACAGGTCACATCAAGACAACTATGATGACGCGATATCATACCTAGAGATAGCAGAAAAAATAGTATCGGACGACATAGAGAAAGTGCTAACAACGCTAGAAAAAGGGGCAAGCGCCTACAGTTTTAGCGGAGGAAGCATAGGATTTCGGGGAGTGAAAGGTTAGATCCCGCTAAAGACCCCACGAGGGAATAGCGAGAAACTCGGGTTCGATTCCCGACACTTCCACATGATAAGCAACTACGAGCAGCAATGGCTGTACTACATTGTCCTGATTCTGTTAATTACAGGGCTCGCAGTAGCATACGGGCTTATCAGTTTTATCGTCGCTAAATCGGGCAAGGACTCCCTTCACAGCATGAAGACTTCCAGCCACAATGAGGACAGCGCCACCGACAACTGACTGGATCAAATCCTCTTTCACATTGTTCACAATCAATCACTTCCGCTCGCCGCACTCTTCACAGATAGCCATGCCACGCCAGTAACTCCACTCATGGTCACAAGTATTAGCCACTACGCCACCAAACAAACCCGTTGTTAAAATCTAACTGCGCAGTAATGTAAGGGATGTACTCGTTCCCCTTGCGCCGCAATCCCCAAAACGAGAACGTCATTTGTTCTGCTTGCCTTGAACCTTAGGCGGCGGGACTTTCTGCGTTCCACATCCACAAGTAATACACATAACTACACCTCCTATCGAACCCGAAAACGTCTAGTCTTTTTAGCGATCTTCTTAGGCTGCTTACTGACCTGCTTCCCCTCAGCAGAAGCCTTACGCTTTGCTCGTGTTGTAGCAGCGTACTCTTTGCTGCTCAAAGACTTAATCGCCTTCTCTGGCAGATACCGTTCGCCCGTAGCCTTCGGCCCTTGCGTAGATGGCTTACCTGATTTAGTGCGCCACTTCTGCTTAGTCCAACGGTTCAAAGACTTCTGAGGCTCTTTCACGATGTGTAACCCCCGCCAGCGTCCTTGTAAGCCTTCGCCAACATTTGAGCCTTGCGAGCAGACCATTGACCGGGAGCGCCACCCTTACTGCCAGCCTTAATCTGCTCAAACAATCGCTTACGCAGGGCAGGCTTCGTGTAGTTGCCAGCCTCATTCACGCGAGACTTCTTCACCTTTGCTGGCGCTTTCGCCTTAGCAGACTTGCCTTTCACTTTGCATCTCTCCACACTTTGCGAGCGCCATTAAGAAGCCATTGCCACGAGTATTGAGTGTCTATTTTCCGGCTAGTCCAGTCTTTATGATTGGCGAGCCTGTACTTAAAGCCCTTCCAGCCAGCGGCCTCACGAACAGCGCAATGCAAACGCCGCAAGGCTTTCTTCTCCTCCACGCTAAAGTCCTTCTTCCGACCCGCTGAAACGACCTCCGTGCCCCAGGTAGCCCAATTCGCCATGTTGTTAGGGATACCCCACCGACTCCAGCGAGTGCCCTTAAACGAGCCACGACCCGCGTGCCACACAGGGCCAGCAGAACAAATATACGTATGCCCGTCGCTGTCAATCACCGCATTAGCGTAAGGAACTCTTGTGCTTCTGTGGATGACATACTGAACCACTCCTGGGTTCCCGTTCGGGTCGCTTGAGTCACCACCCGCTGTGTGATGCGCGATAGCCATGACCGGCTTATTCCCTTTGCTATACCGCCAGCGACCGTTATGGCGCTTAGTCCAACCATCAACAAACGTAACATTCTCAGCGCCCAGCCACTTCACACAAGACTTCTTCAACCTACGTTGGAACGCGCTCACTTATCCTCCACCGCAACCCCGATGATATCCTTCACAGCCTTCATCTCGCCCTCAATCGCACGCTGATCGTAAGCGATCTGATTCACACGGTCAGCAAGGCTAGTGCCACCATTTGGGAACAACTGATATTCGACACGCTCAAGCCGGTCACTAATCGTGCGGCCCTGACGGTCAACACCAAGCATCTGGTCAATACGATGAATGGCTTTATACGTGGTGTACCCAAACTTCATAACAACTAGCAGCGCAACAACTATCGCTGAAACGCCGATAAGCCATTCCACGACCATGTAGTCGGTAATGTCCATGACTCAATGCTCTTCGGGCTCCTCGCCAGGAGGCGGGAGGTCAGGAGTCAAGTGCGTGAGAGCAAGAGTAGGCGCGAGAACCGCAGCAATAGCAGCGATCCATAAAGGCGCACTAGCCTCACTAATCACACCATAGGCGACAAGCAGCGGCACGGCAGCGAGAGCGATCCCGTACAGCCACTTGCGTCCTTCACGAGACATCAACCTATCTATCATGGGATTTTCTCACTTTCTTAGGGTTTGTTAGTTATCCGATGCGGTAACGAATGATGACCATGCCGTGTGTTCCGACACCACCGTGGATGTTCAGGGTGGTTCCGTTTACACCGCCGCCACCGCAGCCAACGCCTGTCGCGTCGCCACCCGGCTGACCGGAACTGGAGCCACCGTTACCACCGCCGCCGACCCCGCCTGACCCGCCAGTTCCGTTGGAATATGACGCACCGCCGCCACCAGCGGCGTATCCACGAGCGACACCATCGAACTTGTAGTTCGCTATCCCATCGCCACCATCACCACCGCTATAAGAAGTAGGATGATGGTCGCCACCCTGCGAGATGTATCCCCCGCCGCCTCCCGCGCCGTACGGAGCGCCCGCACCGGCTCCACGACCGCCAGAGTTACCTTGGGGTGCTGTGCCTGCGCCACCAGGAGAACCGGCTGTGGAGTGGGTAGACCCACCCGCTCCTCCTCCACCGGAGCCACCGCTGTACCCCGTACCGGGCGTGGTGTAAGCCAATCCCGCACGCCCACCGGCAAGAGCCGTCAACGATCCAAACACGGAATCACCGGGGATCATATTTGTGTTGTTGTAATAGTCGTCACCTTGCCCTTGGTACTGACCACCTACGCCGACCTCGACGCTGTACGTCGTTGCGGTCACGCCGTAATCAAATTGCAGAATGAGGCCACCGGCCCCACCCCCCCCCCCCCCCCCACCACACCTGTACGACCCGCGACCACCAGCACCGCCACCGCAGAGCAGTAGGTCAACGATTCCGGCTTGGCTGAAAGTGATACCCCAGCCTGTCTGCGTAGGCGAGTAGTCCCAACGGTGGACACGGTAGGTGCCACCGTTCACGGTTCCGGCAGTCCCGTCACCTGTGAATGTGTACGCGGTTTGCGCACCCGGCGTGCTACTCGCATAGGCCCAATTCTCAGGAGCAAGCCCAGATACAATCTGAGCAGAACCAAACGGGTTCTTTAGACGATCAATAGCCATGTTAGGAAATCTCCGATCCGAACAGAGCGAACGTGAGGTTCGCGTTACTCGCGCTCACGCGCACATACTTATTTGTTGCATCCAAGGTCAGGCCAAGAGTCAGGCCAACAGTCTCAAACCCCGTCAGCACATCGTTACGAACGATGTACTTGCTGGTCGCTGGCTCACCAGAGTTTGAGTCCGAGATAGCGACCGTGTAGTAGGCAGCCGTATTGCTGCGGTTACAGATCGTGAGCGTGGACACGACGGCTGCGGTAGCAGACGGACAGGTGTACAACGTAGAGTGTTCAAACGCTGTCAACGTTCCTGTCGCTGCTGTGCTTGCAACATCGGACGCAACCGAGGCGTAAGAAAGAGTCGTGCTGGTGACAGCGGTAACGGTAAAAACACCATCGAATGCTGCGTCAGCAGTATCCATAGCGACGCTCACCTGCTGGCCCACGCCAATAGAGTGCGCTGCGCTCAACGTCAACGTAGCGACGTTGCTGGTGAGTTCCTTGTTCGTGACTGAGAGCGATGACGCGCTTG